ATCTTATGGTTCTAATCTTGCACCTATTATTGGTAATACTTGGAAAGAAGAATTAGTAGGGAAACCTACAGACCCTAGTAGATTTGATACAAAAGATTTATTAGATAGAGAAGCAAGTTATGGCCGAATAGGTTTTAATATGCAATTTATGTTAGACAGTTCATTGTCTGACTTAAATAGATACCCATTAAAATTATCTGATTTAAGTGTAATGACTTTAAATCCTGATGACGCACCAGAAAAAGTTGTCTGGGCAAGTTCACCTGAATTGCAACACAATGATTTACCTTGTGTAGGTATGCAGGGGGACGCTTATTATAGACCAATGCAAGTACAAGGAAATTATTTACCTTATACTGGTGTTGTAATGTCAATCGACCCTAGTGGTAAAGGTAAGGACGAAACAAGTTATGCTGTCACTAAATTCCTTAATGGTAATATTTATCTTGCTGATATTGGCGGTTTCAATAGTGGGTATAGTGAACATACTTTATCCAAACTGGTGGAAGTAGCTAAAAAACATAAAGTAAAAAAGATATTAGTAGAAGCAAACTTCGGTCAAGGTATGTTTACCGAATTACTTAAACCTTATTTAATAAGAGAGTATCCTTGTACTACAGAAGATATTAGACAACAGTCAAACAAACATAGACGTATATTAGATACGTTAGAGCCTATAATAGCCCAACACAGACTCATTGTATGCCCAACTGTTATCAAGAAGGACTATGAAGAAACAAACGCTATGTATCCTGCTGAGACAGCTTTAAGATACCAGTTGTTTTATCAAATTAGTCGTATGCAAAAAGGTGCTAATATTCTAACTCACGATGACAGGATAGACGCTTTACAAATGTCTTGTTATTACTGGATACAGCAACTAGCAAAAGACCAAGATTTAGCCTTTAAAGATAGAAAAGAGGAACAATTTAGGGTCGAAGTAGAGAAATACTTCGGTGAACCAGACCCATTAACTTGGATTAAGATATAAGAAAACACATATATAAAGAGAGAAGAAAAAAGACCATTTATAAGGCTTTTCAATTAAGTGCCACTACAGGAGATAACACTAAAGTGTATCTTATGTTTAACTTATGCAATCTTAGTATTAGGCTTGAAATAAGGAAAATAAGAACAATGAAGAAGTAAAACTATAGTTAATACTTCATTATGACCTTTCTATATTTAATAGTGAAGGTTTAACCTTTAGTTAACCTATAGGAACAACCAATATGTCTAAAGTTATATACCTTAAGTCTTTGTTCAATAAAGATAAGCCGAATAAGAAGGCTATTAAACTTATTGATGAAGCAATAGTTAAAGCTAATGGTTTTAATCCTAAAGGTGACCCTAAGAAGACAATAAGTAGTAAAGAGTTTATCTTAAAGCATACTGAAGATTTTCTAAACTACGCAGTTGATTATTCTATTAACGATAAGTTAAATGAGTTCATACCAGAATAATTTGGTATAAAAATCTGACAACCTTATCGTAGTACACATTTTACAAAATTCCCCATAGGCCTACGCCTAAATTTATACAGAGGGTGTACCTACTATCCACATAAAATAACTAAATCGTAGACAACTACTAAATATAATTATGATTACATAGCAGTACCAACAAATAGCGGTGGTCTTCGAGACTACTGCACTATTATTTTGAGAAGTTTGTAGAATTTTTCGCTTTAAAAATATTCTCGTTTATCTTTCTCATTATCTGTATTAAAAATATTCTATGGCTTCTAAAACAAAACTTAAGATTATAGGTAAAGGTAAACTTAATAAGAAACTAAATGATTACATCATTGAAAGTAAATATCCTTTAACAAAGAAACCTTTAATTAGAACTGGTGCTATGCGTAGTAACAGACCAACACTCTTTCAATTAGCAGAACAACAACACGCTCAAGGTTTATATGATGACTTTCCTGTAGCACCGATAGACGCAGGTATAAGTACTGCTAAGAGAGCAAGAGAGATGTTTGATAAAGTAACTTACCCATTAAAAACAATCATTGGTGATAAGTACAAGAAGTTAACTAATGTAGAAGAAATGGTATTCAAGACTTACAGAGGTAAGCCTAACTGCATTAGATATTACACAAAGAATAAATACTTAAATGAATTACAATGTACCATATTATATTTAGATGAAGACATAAGGTCAGTCTATGGTTTCTTAATTAATGACAAACCATTAACTGATAGTAATTTGTTAAGATACTTAGCAAAGGTTACAGAGATAGAAGAAAAAGCGTCAGTAAAACTTTCTCAGAAAATTGGCACATTGATGACAAAGGCAGACCAAAGTTTAAGTGCATTAAGAGAGATGTCTTCACCAGTAAAAACTAATCCTGATGGAAGTAGAAAACCTTTAGCAATACAAATGGGTCTTAATAGTTACATGGAGAGAAACAAATTAAAGAACCCAACAGGAATTATAGATAGCCATGTTTTAAAAGAGAAGTTAAAGATTTATGATTTTTATAACTTAGGTTCAGTACTAGCTGAACTAAACATTACAGCTAAAGAAGCCTTTGATTATGTATGTAAATACTTAAATAAAAATAGAGAACTTAAAAGAAAACATACAGAAGACAGGGAGTTATATAGAGGTGCAACAGCACTAGGTAACTTAATAGATTTTTATAAAGGTGAAGTTAAAAGAACTACAATACTAAAACTTGAGAAACCTAAGACCAAAGTGTTTACTTATAAAAACTTAATGAACTCACCTGAGTATGCACAGTATTGCAAACAAGCTGAAGTACCTGTGATTAGAGTAGAAAGAACTTTCAGTAGATGGTTCAAAAGTAAGCTAGATATTATTAATAAAGTACAGAAGTAATAATGAAGTTTAATTGTTTGTTTATAAACAAGAGAACTAATGAACGTATTAATAAAGAATTTACTGAAGCAGAAATAGATAAATATTTAGGTGACTACGTAAAAGAACGTGCAGTTAACAGAGGTCAAACTAATACTACTGTTGTTAAAAGAGGTGACCATTGGAAGGTTCTAGTTAAGTATTTAAAGTAATATCATATTACCGACTGAGTAATATCGCTTGTGCGGTGTAATTTCAAAAAAACAATATAGCTATATGAAAGAACTTTGGTTCTATTTTTTAGGTGCAACATCTAATAAATACTTCCTATGTTGCAGGGCTTATTTCTTTCTCCCTGTTGAACCAGAGTTCTGTTTATTAACCGCACTACTTATTAGTAGGCATAACAGAAAGGTTCCTATGAACCCAAGTAAATATAAGTCAGTAGCTATTAAAATAGATACTTATGAAAAGCTAAAATATATCTCAAAGAATACTTTTGATGTTGATGTCAGTATGTCGTCAATGTGTGCAAATTTAATTGAGAGTAGATACCAAGACATATCATCACCGAACTATTGCAAACCTTTAAAAGGCAATGCGAAGTATCAGATATGGAAACGTAAAATAATGAACCAGTTAGGGTTTACTACAACATCTAATAATGAGGTGTCTTCTGAGACACTCAACAAAGGATAGATACTATGCAAATATTAGTACTTAATACTTTCGACAAATGGGGTCACATGGTCTCTAAAGTTGATAAAGGTGTGTTAGCAACTGCACTCGATGAGTGTGTTGAAAACTTAACGCCTGAACAACCTGCGGAAGTAGTAGTATATCAAACACCTGAAGATTTAATCGAGTAGGTGAATGATAGTATATGCTAGAGATAAAGCACAAGGTGTAAAGCGTGGTGGTTGTAAGTTGAGTCAGATTGACTCATTATACAACTTTTTCCCCACCTCAAATGTTCTATTGGTAATTACTTAAATATGAGTAGTAACAAAGAAGTTATGTGTATCTATTTTTTGCAATTTAGAATCATTTTTAATTGGATACTATGTGTCGATGACACTTGTATTCTTGAACCAAATAATATAAGGATTAGAACAATATGAAGACGAGGAAACTAACAACTAAACTTTCAACTAGGATTGTTATGAATGTAGCAGGGTTAGTGTGTAAAGTATGGAAGTATGGACGTAGTAAGTATAATGGAATGAGTGATTTTGATTACCATATAACAGACTTACGAAGTCAGTACCCAAATCAGCTTGTATATAAAAATGCTGTTGGTGTACTTCCATTTTATTGTAAGACCAATGAAGTAGATGACGAACATGAAAGAACATCATCTATAAAATTTGGTGACTGCAACATCAGGTATACATTTGATAAACTTGTTAAGTCACAAGAAGAAGAAGATGACAATATCAAACATCTTTTTGGTGACCCAAGAGTTCCAATGATACGTGACTTACTCACACAAACACAAATACGACATAACGAACCTAAATCTTTGAGAGTTTTAAACTTTAAAAGAAAGGGAGAAAATGTCGTTAACTTGCACAGTAAGTAACATACAATTTGATTTCGCTTTTAACAGAGCAGTAGAAACTGCTAAAAAAAGTGTATCAAAAGAAGTTACTGGCTTTACAAATGGCATACCAAATCAGACTGTTTTAATTTTTAAAACAATCTGTTGTTTGCCAGACGAAGAAATAAACACCAGAGTAATTGCCGAATGGTATTTTAAATTATTTGGTGTTGCTATATCTACAACATCTACTGTTAGAAATATGGGTAGGTTAAGTGAATATGGTTTACTTGATATGGTTGATAATCCACATGGTAAGTCACACAAATACACTTGGATTAAATTAACACCATCAGGTCGTAAACTACAAAAACTGTTTATGGGTTCTGCTAGTGATTGGAAAGATAAACCAAGACTGCAATTAGACAGACAAGTTAAAACTGCAATGACAGGGGGTATATATGATTAGTTTAAAATCAGAAGTACTTGCTTACATTAAACAGCAATGTCCACAAGGCATTACTCTAACTAAAAATCGTAAAGGTCTTTATGTTAAA